CGACAGATTTTAGTTGGATAGGTGTTGGTTGGTCTTCTGCAACATCAGCTACTCATACAGGGGGAGCAGGTGCGGGCAAGACATATGTTTGTCAAGCTCGCACGGTTACCGGTCAAATAACTTCATTAGATAGTATAGAATTAATGGCAGTATAATGAAAGAGGATGTATATATTATTGGTGGTGGTGGTAGCTTGAAGGGTCTCAATTTTGAAGCCTTAAAAGATAGAGATACAATTGCTGTAAATGAAGCGGCATTGGATGTTCCTAATCCTACCTATTGTATCACGGCAGACTCAACTCAATTTGTAAAAGTGCAAGATGGATATTATAAAAATATAGACACTACTTGGGTCTTAGTCACTAATCCAGATCATTGTTCTATGAAAATGCAAAATGGACAGTTTGTTCATCGTTCTGGTCGTGTTCTAAATCTATTTGTTGTAAACATGGTTATTAAGAATGCAGGAGTGGAGGGAATAGGTTTTGAGTTCAAGGACTTTAAGACTGGATATAATAGTGGTTTCTGTGGTTTTCAACTTGCAGTACTGTTAGGGTACAAACGAATCCATCTATTAGGATTTGATTTGAAGGAATGTTATGCTAATGAACAGCATTATCACGACCACTATAATAATCAAAAGACAATATCTAATGTTATGATGGAGAAATTCGCAGCGAATTTTAGAGTGGCCTTAAAACGTATTAAAGCCGAAACAGACATAGAAGTTATTTCACATTCGCCTATCAGTAGGCTGAACGGAATTATTCCTTATGAACCCTTCAAGTAAACTTCCTACCCTGTCTATTTTGATATGTTCCTTATCTGAACGCCACGACTCCTTAAACGAGTTGATGAGAGAATTAAAAAGACAAAAAACAGACCGGATAGAAATTTTAGTAGAGATAGACGGAGGGCAGATTACCATAGGAGAGAAACGTAATCTTTTGTTGAAGAAAGCAGCCGGAGATTACATTGCATTTATTGATGATGATGATATGGTAGCTAAAGATTATGTTACCAGGATATTGGAAGCTCTTAAGGCTAAACCTGATTGCTGTAGTCTTGAGGGTAGACTACTTCGACTAAACCAAACTTTTACTTTTTTTCATTCGATAATATATGATTCGTGGTTTGAAAAGAATGGGATTTATTATCGAACTCCAAATCATTTGAATACTGTAAAACGAGAATTGGCTTTGCACGTGGGGTTCCCAGAAAAAAATCATGGAGAGGATATGTCCTACTCTGAACGCTTACAACCATTTCTATTATCAGAAACATTTATAAAAGGTATCTTATATTACTATATAAAAGATCCATCATGGGTTAATCATAAAAATTTACAGGAATTCAAGTATGCATAAAGTTATTAGTCTATCCATTTTTGATAATCCTAAAAATGCATATCGCCCTGGATTCTATTGGCAGCACCTCCGTCATTCTATTTGGGGATATCTGAGTCTCTTCCCCGACTGGGAGATTCGTATATATCACGATAAGAGTTTGTATAATAACTATTATGGTGGTGTGATTCTCAATCTCCAGACCAAGGGATTGGTTAAGTTAATTTATATGGGAGAGGAACCTGCTATATGTAAAGCCATGCTTTGGAGACTCAACCCTGTATTTGATAAGGATGTTACATATGTTCTCTGCCGAGATACAGATCATTCTCCAACTATTCGGGAGAGGACGATGGCTGAGCAGTTTATGGCAACAGGATTGGCTTTACACTGCATTCAAGATAATCCTGCTCATTCTGTTCCTATGATGGGTGGACTAATTAGTTTTGATGCTTCCAAGACAAGGAAAATACTTAAAGTGGGTTCTCTGGATAATTTATTGGTTACTCACTCTTGGGGTTCTGATAAACTAATGGAGCATGGGACAGATCAAGATTTCCTACAGGAGTGTGTCTGGCCAAGATTAAAGAACTCCTCTTGTATGCATTCTGTGAGGGAGGATATTTCTTTAGAAACTAAGATCATGCCATCCGTTCCCTTGTGTGCGGAGATAGATACTTGTATACCATTTATGGGGACCAATTCATGCAACTTTCCTAAATGGTATGATGAGCTGAGAAAGATTGGGTATGCAGAAAATATACAGGAGATAGAAGTGGCAGAGGCCCGATCAATGGCAACGGACTGCTTCTCTCATTTGAATTTGGAGTTTGCCTGCACAAATTCCCGAAGGGTAGTATTAGCAACTGACGGTAACCCTAATTACTATTTCTTTATACCAATTGTATCCATGCTTTGGCAATACTATATTGGATATTGCCCTGTAGTAATTATCATAGGTACTTTAAGAGAATGGATATCTGCTCCTCAGACACGGTTGGCGATAGAGGAGGCTCGTAAGATGGGGGCAGAGATACATTTTATTTCTGAGATAGATGGATACAGAACTTCCAGTGTGGCCCAAAACTCCCGCTTATATATCTCATGCCTCCCGATGTACCATGATGGTATGTATATGGTTTTAAGCGATATGGATATGCTACCTCTTAATCGGGCATGGTTTAATAAACAAGATATGAGTAAAAGGGTTCATTTGGATTATGCCAATGTCTATAGACATAAGCAGTATCCACTTTGCTACGTGGGATGTGATGTGGGAACTTGGAAAGAGATAATGAAACCTTCCCACCCCGATAATATCATAGAGAGTATCAAATCTCAATTTGAAGCAGATGGATTGAAAAGCGAGACTGATGGTATGAAGGTGTGGTGTTATGATGAGACTATGTTTGGGAAGAAGATAAAAGCATGGCCAGGGTATCGTAAGGACTGTCAGATGTTTAATAGAAAGGGCTGCCCTCCTGTGGATAGGATAGATAGATCATGTTGGCCTGAGACTTTTGATATACAAGAGATGGTAGATTGTCATTCTATTCGCCCTGGGCATACTGATGATGCTAATTGGTTGAAAGTCAAATCTGTTCTTGCTAAGGTTGTTAGTAAGGAAGATTTGTTGTGGGCCGAAAATTACCGAATGAATTTTTGCAAAGTGAAAGGATAGTCATGGATTCTTATGCAACGGGAATGCCAATTTTAGCAGGTGTTGTTCATAATATACCAGATGGTCCTATTTTAGAAATGGGCTGCGGATATTATAGTACCTATATTCTACATGAGATGTGCCGAGTAGCTAAAAGAACTTTGGTAACTTTAGATGAGAAGAAAGAGTATCTGGAGAAATTTCAATCTGTTTTAGAAAACGATTTTCATTCTTTCCATTACATCGAGGACTGGGCATCCTTTACTCTTATAGATGAGATTTCCTGGAGTATTGTTTTAGTAGACCATGCCCCAGGAGAAAGAAGAAAGTTTGATATTGAGCGGTTGAAAAATAAGGCTGATTTTATCATTGTTCATGATACAGAAACTGCCAGTTATAAATATGAGCCTGTTTTGAAAACATTTAAGCACCGATTTGATTGGAAGCTGGTTCGTCCGTGGACAACCGTGGTGAGTAATAAGTTCAATTTGGATTTCTTACAAGCATGAAAGATCCTGTAATAGTTAGTTTGGGTATAGGTGGCGAGTATCCGAGATATTTGAAACGTCTGCAAAATAATTGTGTGGCATACTCCTGTCCAGCATGAGCAGTCTCATATGCATGGAATTAAGGCTTTGAATTATTGGGATTCACTTTTTATTTTGAAAGGGATATATTGAAGTTTCTATTTAAGTTTCCAACAATGGCTCGCCCTGAACAATTTAAGAACGTTTTGGATAAGTACTATTTTATGCTCAGTGGCAGATATGAGTATAGATTTTTAATGACTCTTAATCAAGATGATATTACTATGAATAATACAGATATGAAGGCTTTTATGGATGCTTGTCCTGACTTAGTATATAAGTTTGGGAATCATACAAGCAAGATAGAAGCTTGTAATGCAGATATGGAAGCGGAAGATTTTGATATACTATTCTTAATCAGCGACGATATGATACCTATTGTTCCTGGTTTTGACCAGGTAATTGCAAAAACTATGTTAGAACACTTTCCTGATATGGATGGTGCTTTACATTATGATGATGGTTGTTGGGGGAGAGATAGAACGATAACCTTATCCATTATGGGTAAGAAACTTTATGACTACTTTGGTTATATCTACCATCCTGACTATAAGAGCTTTTTCTGTGATAATGAATTTACGGATGAAGTTCGTAGATTAGGAAAATACATCTATATTCCAGAGATAATAGTAAAGCATGAATGGAAAGGTGGACCAAGATCTAAAGATGCTTTATATCGACGTAACTCTAAAATGGGTATAAGCGATAAGACTACGTATAAACACCGACAGGCTTTAGGTTTTCCCAGAGAGGTCTAAAATGAAATTTATCGTAGTGGGATATTATACCCCGGACACTTTTTATGAGGCTCATGCCCGTTTATTTGCTAACTCTATGAAGCGTTTTGACATTCCTTATTACTTGGAGGCAGTGCCAGATCAAGGGGGCTGGATTCTTAATTGTGGTTACAAACCTACCTTTATTCTAAAGATGATGAAGAAGTTTTCGGAGTGCAATATCGTCTATGTGGACTGTGATGCAGAGTTTGGACAGTACCCTGTCCTATTTGAAGAGTTGGAATGTAACATTGCCATCCATCATTTCGACCGTAGGAATCATCCTGGAATAAAAAGGGAGTGCTATGAAGTTTTAAGTGGTACCATTTTTCTGAAGAATGTTACTGCTGTTTATAAGTTGGTTGAGAAGTGGGAGGCAGAGTGTAAACGACGTCCTGGTATATGGGACCAGAAAGCCTTAGAGAAGGTCCTTGATGGAGACTTCTACAACCTGCCTCCTGAGTACTGTGTGATTTGCAATATAATGCGGCATATCAAGAAGCCTATAATTGTTCACTACCAGGCCAGTCGTATAGTGAGAGAAAACAAAATGAATATTTACAAATGCTCAATGAGTCGGGACGTGGTGGCTGGGTCCTTTCCAAGGCTTTTGCCAGCCCTAAACTCCAGCACCCGTCCCGATTCTTTATGATAGTGTTTATTGTGTAGGCCGCATAATTGCAACAGATATGAAAATGAGATCAAGTTATAATCTTATTGGTGTATTGCTATACATTCCTTCATTTTTTCTCTTCCTGAACAGTCGTTGTATTTAATAAAACTATTAGATTTATAGTTGGGCAGAGGAGTACTAAAGTATAAGATCCTAAAATAGGTGCATGATAATTTAGTTCCTGAGTAATTGTCTCAAATGAAACCATCTCAGTATAAGCGGAGATAAAGAAAATTCCTAAACATATCAATAAGATATTAAGTATTAGTGCAAATGTTTTCACAATCTAATTACCTTTCCTGTTTCTAAGCTTTTTATGTGAGTCACTATAATGAACTGAACCCCAAACTCCTCCGATAATTTTTCAATCATGGTTCGGACATTATCTAAGTAATCAGCAGATATAGATTTGAATGGTTCATCAAATAAAATTACCTTCCTTAATCTTGGTTTTGATAATATCAAACATGATAGACGTAAAGCAAATGCTGCTACCTCACATACTCCACCACTATCGAAGTCCAGTGGGTCCTCTATTTCATGCCCATTTTTGGTCAATACAAGTTTGGCTTCTGTTCGCCCTCTTTTTCTTTCAAAGTGAATTTGAAAACCATAATCATCTTCTCCTGTAAAAACTGTCTCCAGGCATTTGCTTACCACTCCTGCTATTTTTTTGTGGGCTTGTTGTTGTATAGATTGAGCAATTTGTTGAGTGATGTTTTGGGCTTCTTTGGTATTGATTAAAAGTTTTTGGACATTTTTCAAGTTCCTTTTTTCTGTATTACAAGTTTTGGTTATATGCTCAAAACTACTGAGAAGCTTATTAACTTTCTTTCTTATTTGTAATATATCCATGATGTTCCTTTTTTGCAAATATTACAAACCAGGCTTTTATAAATGCTCTTCCCACTTCTCCTCAAATTTATCCACTGCCTCCACGAACTCCTCTCTCACTTTTTCCTCTTGTTTTTGTAAGAACTTAAGTTTGGTTTTAGCTTGCTTTAATGTAGAACAATCATAATCCTTCTTCAGAGTTTTCATCAACTGATCTAAAGCTCCTTGTGCTCGGTCGGCTCGTTGTTGGGCAGTTTCCACATCTTTTTTCAATCGTAAATACTTTTTTAGTATCTGATCATTATTCATTCACTCTTCCATTCCTTTCCTGATTATATTTTGTATGGCCCCTCTTTGTTTTATGTTTCTTGAAGAACCGCTCTACGGCAGTAACAAAATCTAATCCTGTCTCCCCTAATTTTTTTAATTCCTCTATCAACTCTTCCATATTCATTTCTTCAGTAGGAGTAATATTCTCTGTACTTTCAATATATCTATCTTGGGATGTATCAAGAAAGTGGGGTTTGATTTTTCCGGACTCATATAGCAAACCGATTTGCGGTTTATAATCCACTTCATCAGATTCTCTTCTCATTAAGGTACCACAATTGAAAACAGTTGTCTTAGGAGTGGATACCATAAAGCCTTTATGATTGTCTCCATAGACAAGAACGTCGTATCCAAGTTTTGATAATTTACTGCTAAGCTTACTTTCTTGTGGGGCCCCTGGATAAGAATGATCTGCTATCCAAAGATACTTGTGAATAAGAGCTATCTTTAATCCGAATTTTGGAACGTTACTAATAATTGGCTTTACAACCGTTCCAAAAGGGAAGCCATATAAATGTAGAGATTCTTCGCAAAGAACATAATTGTTGAAGTTGAAGTTTAGATTTATAATCTTACCAGCCTTAAATAATGTCCAGTAAGCACTTCGTTCTCGTTCATTATAGTTATGATTTGGCAAGTCATGTTGTCCTGGAATGGAAAACATATTATGGGGTAGATGGTTCATAGCAAAGTTTATCAATTCGGGAGGACTATTCCACTTATCAAATATATCCCCCATACAAAGAACTGGACATTTATATTCTGCTTGTAGTTTTGTTAATTCCCCTAAAGATCTTGCCATCGCTTTATACCAATTTGGTTCTGCTGATCGCCAGATAGGTGGTTTGTGGGATAGATGAATATCAGCACATAAAATAGCTATAACTTTTTCATTGGTCTTTGGCATAGGGGGCATACTCCTTTTGAGACTCTCTTGAAATCTCTTTGTAATATCGCTGTCTCTTTCATCTTTTCGCATAGGACTCTCTCTTTATGTTCGATATCCAGAATCATACTTTCCAAACATCCTATCTCATTCCACATATCCGTATACTGCTCTTCTATATTTTCTAATGATATAATATCAGGTGGTGCAGAGTTTACGATTCTATTGGCAGCAATTGCTGATTTTACGTGTTTTTTGAGGGTTTCAACAGAATTGCTGATTCTACGCCATACACAGCCTTTCTTAAGTGCTGTGTCACCGTCTGACACGGAGCCTAACGCATTTTTCTGGGAGGTCCAATGTTTGATATAACCCTTGATAATATCGTCGATTATCGTCGATTCTGAGAGGATTTTGACTCTCTCTGCCTCTAATTCTTCGATATAAGTAAGTTCTGTATTCAAAACATACACAAATTTCAACTCTTTCACCTGCTTCTCCGCCCCCTCTAATCGTTTTTTGGTTAGTTTAATTTCTGCTTTTGTGTCCCGTAATCCAGAATCAATGTTGAAGAGGGTCTTATCAATAACTTCTAAGTTGACAATAGAGTTAAGTTGGCGGGACACTTCTCCTGCCGTCTCACAAAACCAAAAAGGTTTATCATGTTGTCCTTGAAAGTTAAGTTCATCCATGTTTACTAAATCAGCAATCGGTTGAGGAACACTATTGCCAAATGCCTTATAAAGTTCTTTTGAGAGTTTATAAGTATTACCAGATTGCTTTATACCTTTCCGTCTGATAATTTTCTTTTTGTCGATGGTTAAGCGAATAGAAGTTTTCTCTGCTCNCCAGCTAATCATTTTATCACCAGAAGGTTTATTCATACAAGCAAATCGGATAGCACGGAGAATGGTACTCTTACCTGTAAAACTTGAACCAACAAGAGTGGTGACATTAGGTCCAAATTCTATATCACATTTCTTTTGAGTAGTGAAGTTTCGGATTTCAATTTTATCAATCATACTTTATCTCCTCCCACTTAATCATCCTCTTCCATTTGCATCGTATAATAACTTTTCCTTTACTTGTCATTGTATAATTGTAAAGTGAGGGGTCTCCTGTATAAACTCTTCGATGATAGATTTTTCCGAATTGCCATATCATTTCATTTATAAATTGAATCCTAATATTATAAGTTTTTATTAGTTCCCGAAACTTTTTATTTTGCCTTGGAAAAGACCATATTATATTCCCCCAGTTTTCATGACCACAGATATAGGCATAAACAATTATTTCTCTTCGGAGCAAATATCTTTTTTGGATTTTCTTAAGAAGTTTTTTGATTTTCTTAGTCATTCTGGTTTCTGAAGTTCCTCAACTATTGGAAAGAGTTTTTGCAATTTGCCAATAAACAAATTCAATTTTATGTCCACGCTTCTCTGTTTTACTATGGCTAAAACCAAGACGAGATAAAGTACTGTCTAATTGCTTTTCTATTTCTTGGGTAAATTTTATGTCATAAACCTCTAAGCCAGGGCGGATGGTTACTACTTATCCTTTCTTAGTTTCTGTTCATCTTCTAATGCGTGTTTAATTACCCGTTTACATAGACCCAAACTGGTTGCCCTTATGGCAGCTTTATATTGAGTCTTGTAAGACTTTAGTATTTTTTGCAGCCGTTTATTCTTTTGTTGAAGTCTCTCTATTTTCTTCATTCTTAAATCTTTGATACCAATGAGTAACATTTCTAATCCACACTTCACTGTTTAGTGGACAGTATTTTTGTCCTAAGAAGTATATGAACCCTTCTACACCAAAGAGTTCATCATACCCTTCTGAGTTTTCCCATCGCTCACGATTTTTTATAATGGTAGCCGCTGCCCATCCAGCTTGAGTATTGAGATTGGTTCCTCTTTGCTCTTCTATACCAAACTCAATGCCGGATCCACCATTCTCTGCTTTTCGGATAGCAAAGAGAATTAGCAAATTGTCTTCAGTACATCCATTGTGGATAGCAGCATCCAAAATAGTTGCATACTCGTCACCAAATTCTTTTTCCAGATATATATAAATTGAAGGTATTCGCCAAAGATTGGAATCTGGAGAAAAAGAAGTGGGAGCTGATATAGCAGTATCACCAACTCCCACTTCGGTGAAAGGAAAGAAAATTTTATTTATAAAAAGTATGGTACAACTAAATGTTGATATTGCTAAAACGATTACTAAAATTATATTATAATTGCTTTTCATTCTTATCTCCTTTTCTTTTTATGTTTTTTCTTTTTAATTCCAGCGTCTTTTACTATCCCCCACATCTCTCCCAGTTGGACAAGATCGGAGGTTCCAAAAAGATACTCTTGTAACTCATCTTCCTTTTGTTGGGCTAATAGAAAGAAGTCTCCACAAGCAGGAAAGCCTAAAGGACCTATCCGAGCAGCAATAGTAGCACGAGTATATTCCTCATACAACTCAATAATTTTTCGTGCTTGTGATTTCTTAATTTCATTCGGATCAATCATTTTTTAGGGTCCCTGACAACTGAGGTATGAATAGCAAAACACTTACGACACACCCAAGCCTTATCTGTCCACATTACATTGTTAGTATCACAATTCCAGCAGTGATAGACTTTATTTTTATTCTTCAAATTTTCTGTATTGGATTTATTTTTTGGTTTCATTTGTTATCCTGTGGATATCTTTTGGACTTATATCAAACAGAAAGTTATCAAGGGAGGTTATAAAATATTTTGCTTTTCTTGTTTGGATGCAAACATTGGGTCGGGTCTTTAATGGACAGATAGCTCTTGCCAGAACCCTGCTGAAATTGTGGGGGATTATCACCATCTCTTTTCTTCTGTCTCTTTTTATAATTAGCAACCAATAAGGGACTCCTGCTTTTCTTGCATCCTCTTTAGCCTGTTGTATAAATTGAGCATACATACAAGGTTTGGCATTAGCAACGGTAGAGTCCTCAATTAAATCTGCAAAGGTTGATTTTGAATATCCACGCTTAATTTCGATAGTGCAAAGGTCGGTAAGAGGTTGACCTATAGGATCTGTTGCTTGAATATCACCATATTGACCAAAAGTCTTCTTCTTTGTCTTACTCCGGATAGTAGCACGGGCACCACTGCCTGCTGTCCTCCAAAATACATCATCTCTCTTACCGTCTGTCCACCACTTACTTAGTAACTTACAGATGTATCTTTCAAAACCGCTTCCCTTAGCCATGCTTCCTTTTCCTTTTTTGTCTAAACATCTCAATTGGTATTTGATCCTTAATTGATTTCAAACCTAATTCTTTAATAACCTTTTTCCACCCTTGGATTGATAACTCATTCTTTTTTAGTTGGAATCTTTTAGTTCCAGGGAATGGTAGAAAAGTTAATTTTAAGAATAACAAAAAGCAGTCCCTTGTTTTATTATCCCAACAAAAGTTTTTAATCCGCTCAAAACTTTTAGTTGTTCTTTTAAGTTCATCATTCAAAAACAAAATTGCATTCTTCTCTCCTATACCTTTAACCCCGGGAATATTATCGGTTGGACATCCTGCTATTGCTTTCATAACTGCCCATCTATCAGGCAGTAGGCCATACTTCTTTTTGAATTTTTGGAGAGTCATTATTTTTCTTTTATTGGGATTGTAAATAGAAACAAAGGGAGTTAAACATTGGTATAGGTCCTGGTCAGATGTGATTATAATAGCTTCGTCATCCTCTGGTAAGTCTCTGCATATGGAAGCAATTAAGTCATCAGCCTCATATCCTTTTTGGCAGAAGATGTTTCGGAAACCTATCATTCTTAAATACTTCCTACGGAGCATTTTCATTTGGTGTCGAAAGTCTTCCTCAAAAAGGATTTCTTCATCATCCATATTTTCAAATCGTTTATTTCGAGTAGATTTATATTTGGAAAATATCTCTTTTCGCTTATTTGTTTTAGAATCCCAACAGAAAGCTATATAATGAGTACCAAACATTTCCTGGTACATAGGAATGGATTTCAGGAAACCATAGATTACCCCCGTGGATTGGTTCTCATGACTTAATCCACCCATAGCATGTTTAAGACGATGACAGAGAAAGTTGCAGTCAAGGATGAGCCATTTTTTATACATTTTACTCCTCTGTCAGGACAAAGTCAGCAGTAACTGTGCCATCAGGTTTCTTGACAACGCGAGCGGTAACACAGCCGCCACAAAATTGAGCAACTAACATTACGATTGTTCCGAATTGTTTTGACATTTTGTTGTATCTCCACTACCAACATCTGAAGGAAAACTTGCAAACCATGCTTCCCTATGGCGGCTCGCAACCTCAAAAGCCGCAAGACAATCGACCATAAACTTAGCAAGAATAAAATGAGGCGTATTCGATGTTGTTATCCTTTTATCCTCTTCAGATAAATGGTTTATCAATAGTTCCAATTCTTTTGTAAGTCTCTCTGTGGTTTCCACTGTTTTTGTAACTTTTTCTTTTTCCATGAGATTCTCCGTTCTTGCCATAATATTTTATTTCTTTATCATCTAAACAACACACCAATTAGCTTGTACATTCTTACATAATGTCATTAGGTATCCCCGCCGCTGTTAATGCTTGTCGCAGTAGGCTATCACATCGGTTGTCAAAAGGAAACCACAATGCACGAGCTTCATTATGTTTGGCATTGTTAAAATCATACTCCTCGTCAGTGCCCGGTTCAAAAGGACATTTGCCTATCCATCGCAAATATGTACCGCCATCGCCTACTATAAGAATCCAGTCCTTTAATTCTCCAGACTTGAAGGCATCCGCGAGTTCTTGAATGTTTTTGTACTTTGCCATTTCTTTTCCTTTCTTTAATGGTTTAATTTCTGTTAGTTTGGTTTCTGGCCCTTGCCATTTTCGTGCTGCTGCCTCACTTTCAAATACAAATATTTTCTGATGAGCTTGATATAAGGCTCTTAATGTCTTGATTTCTGCATGACAGGTGTATTTTATAATTACAACCTCCTCAGGCTCTATACAGATTTCAATCTTCACGATATTATCTGGAACTTTACATCCTTCTGACTTAAGAGCTTCTAAAATATCAATTCCAATACCAATAAGTGGTTCACTCATATCTCTTTTTCCTTTTAATGGCGCATGCTCTTTCTATGTCATTCCAAATCTCACCCACCAAATCTCGCAAATCCATCTCCATTCCCTTCTCCTCGATGTGTTAGGATGAGATGTTCTTTGGTATGTTGCATTCCAAATTCAGGGGCAGAGTTATTTTCCCTTTTTCTTTTTCCAATGCTTTTCTTTTATAAGAAACTCTACACAGGAACCAATATCATCAATTCCAAAGGAGTGATAGATTGGAATATCTATGGTTCTTTCTCTTCCGGTCACTCGATTTTTTTTAATCTTGATTCGGCAGATAACTCCTAATTGACGTACCGAACCTCCTACAGTTCTCGTGATCTTGCCTACAACTGATGACCATATTTCCCATGTAGCATAAAATCGTAGAGCGTGTCCACCACTTCTTGTTTTCTTTTCAAAACCAAATCCAATGTTATCCCTCGTCTGATTTATGATGATAAGTATAGAATTGGATTCACGTAGTGGTGTAAGTAATTGACGGATACCAACGGAATTCTTTTTAGCTTTACCATCACCATAAGATCCAGGAGCCTTTGTTCCTTTTCGCCAAGCATTTTTATGTTGTTTGAATTTAGCTTCTTCGTTCGTAGAACTTAAACTATCCATCGAGTCCAGGATGTAGATAAATGGTTTTTCTTTTCTAATTGCATCATCTACGTTATAATAAAATTCTTCGATAGATACAGAATAAAGTGGGGAGCTATCCTTGGTTTTCCTTGGAGGTCGGATACGCCGTGCAACTTTTTCTCCAAAGAACTTTCCAAAGTCCATTAAAGCCCCACCTTCAGCATCGTCATATATAAAACGATACTTCTTGAAATTAGAATTTTTAGCAGCCTCTGCTAAGCATGTGAGGGATAAAAAAGTTTTACCACTGGTGCTATCCCCAACTATAAAATGGTATCTACCTTTAATAAAACCACAGTTGGGTTTTCCAGTAAGAGCAAGATTTAGAAGAGTACTCCCTGTGCTTAGAAAATCAGTGGTTGTTAATTTCTTCCCTTTCTTTTTATGTTGTAACTTCTTTTTGATGTCTTTGGTTTTCAAACTATTTCCCCTTATGCTTCCTTGACGACTAAGTGAGTGGATATTACTTTGTCTGGGAATTCATTCAATTTCCATATATCTCCAGTACTAATGTTCACTGCAAGCAATTTGCATTCATCTTCGTATTCATCACCATAAAGACTTGCAAGACATACGATGAGATAGTGAGAGCTTTTGATAAATGCAGAATCTCCTGGACGATGTTTGCGTTGGGGGTTGTGTATCATATTACTTTTGAATGTGTCCCCCTTACCTAAAGAGTTCAATGCGATTGTTTTCTGTTCATCAGTTTGAAATTGCATTCCCATTATTCATTTTTCCCTTCAATAAAAAGAGGACAGACCAAATCCTTTTGTTCAGTCCATTGTGTTTGTCCTTTTCTCTGTGCCTTCCTGGCTATTATTTTTTCTTACCTTTTGGCTTTCTTTTTAGCATCTTAAAATTCTTACTTTCTCCTTCGCATTGGGATGTGGTTTATGGTCATAATCTCCCTTGCTGCTTTTTGCCGAAGAGGGAAAATAAACTGACTCCGTGATGCGGTCTTACGAAGATTTTGTTTCATCCATCTAACAATGCGATTAGGACAAGGAACTGAGTGGAGAGAGTCTCCAGGATAAAGAAAAGTTCCGTCTTTCAATCTCCTTGGTTCGAGATTTACGTTTCGGGGTTTGTACTTCTTTCGCTTTATTTTCATTTTTTCCTTTGTAAAATGGACGACAGATTCAATCCGTTCTCAATCCGTTCTCAATCCGTTTCACCTGTCGTCCAATAAGCCTCCCTGCTAACTTCTACTTCCTCTTACCACGTCCTTTTGCTTTTTTCTTTTTGGTAGCTTTCTTTTTGGTGGTTTTCTTTTTGGTAGCTTTCTTTTTGGTAGCTTTCTTTTTGGTGGTTTTCTTTTTCTTTCTTTTTGGTCTCACATGCTCATCATCATCGTCCTCATCATCATCGTCCTCATCGTCCTCATCATCGTCCTCATCGTCCTCATCATCGAAGTCTTCGTCCTCATCATCGAAGTCTTCGTCCTCATCATCGAAGTCTTCGTCCTCATCATCGTCTTTCTTCTTTCTTTTCTTGGGCTTTGGTTTGTCGTCCTCATCATCATCCTGCAATAGTAACTCCTTCAAATCTCCATAGCTATTGATGACTAAGATTTCATCCAAACAAACTGCTTGATCTAAAATCTCATCGTCCAGATCCTCTTTGCGGGATTTGAAGTCTACTCTCTCGACTTGGTAGCCTTTACCTTCCCAGCCGTTTTCTACAACCATCTTCAAATAATGCCCATCTTCTGGATCACAGAAACCATCCATGTTATCCTCATCATCTTCATAGGCACTGGTTAATGCCTCATCCATAGCTTTACCAAAATAATGATGACTGACTTCCCACACCCGCACTTTACGCTCACTCTTTTCTTCACTCATATCAATGATGTTCATCATCATGCGACGGCTGGTTTTTAGTGCTGTAATAAGGGCCTCATTTCCCTCTTCATCATTTCGGAGTTCAGTTATGAACTCACAGATGGGACATTTCTTTCTTTGCCGTTCCGAGCAGGACAAATCACCCAGGCATTATTGGGACCAACATTTCGGTGAATATAAAATGTCCGTTCCCAATATAATACCCCTTTATCGGCTCTTGGATTTCCCTTCCCAACATCATAGGGGATAATATCTACTCTTGCAGTCTTAGTAGACTTCAAAGCAAAAAATCCAATATCTTCTGGCAAAGCCAAGAAGGAAGGACCATCACCTTGTGCTGCTGCTTCACGTCTTTTCCTTGTTGCTCCTGCTACACTCTTTCTTTTCTTCCTTTTTTGTCTCTTACTCATTACGTGTCTCCTGTTTTTTGCCTATCAATAAATTGTTTTGCCTTGAAAAAGGCCACGGTTCCAAACTTAACACAAAAATAAACTAAGAAGGGTAATCCACAAATAAATAAAACAAAACGTATTTCTGTCCACATAATTATGATCTCTTCTTTCTTTTTTTCTTGTTCCTTTTCTTTATGGCTTCATCTCGAGCCTCCCCTTTTCTTTTATTAAAATTTTCCAATTTCTCCCCTACTAAATTTGGATGTGGAGTGGAAAAATAATTTTGACCATGCAAATCAACTGCTGCTTTAATCATTGACTTTTTATGATTTAATGCAGATACAGCAGCATTTAATATACCCTGCCGTTTAGATAAGATATCCATCTCTGTTTGTATAACCTGATGCCGTCTGTCTCTTATGATTGCACTGTTAATAGAGGATACAGTTGGCTTCTCAGGCTGATCAAAATTAGCAGGTTCTGCTCGTATATTCGCTTCCAACTCTGCATGGCATAGTGCAAGTTCTGTTTTCTTCTCCCCAATACACTGTTTCACATCCTCTAACATTTTGGTATACTTGAAAACGTAAGTATGATGAACAGCACACTCCTTCTCCAGATTAAGTAGATCCACATCAGTCATACAAAATTCTTTGATTTCAGAATTCTTCTTTTCCTTTTTCATTAGTTTTACTCCTTCTATTATATTATCGTAGGAAGTGCTCAGTTAGACTCAAGTAGACTCAAGAAAACTATTTTTTATTTACAGTTGATGACTTCAACAACTACTCCATTTTCATAAATAACTGCTCACTGAATAATACCACGACTTCCATCTTTGTCATAGATTCTGGTGGTGGTAGTGGTGGTAAAACAAACTTCAACTCACCCCTATATATTTTAGCATACATACCAAACGAATGCATATCTACCTTATCCATTTTAACCACATAATCTGCAAGAAGCATCTCTGGATCATTGGGGTCAGTAAAGCTACCTCCATAGACTATACAACTACTGGGCGGCTTATTTGGCTCTGTTATCTTTCGCAGATAACCCGTCGGCGTTTTGCACCAAGCATTACACATAAACCTAAAAAAGCCCCGTTCGTAATTCGATGGCAAGTTCGGATCNGGNTACTNAGCCAGTATTATCAGTACTATTNCTATCCGCATCATTTCTTGTACCCCAACAATTTAACTACTTCTAACACTTCACACCACGACAGAAACCTGGTACTGTACTTGTCCTTATACTCTTCTATCGCCTGACAAAACTCCCACTCGTCATCCGCAAGAACATGTGTATGGTATTTCGCCCACTGGTTGTTTCGCCGTGCCTTACCCCGGACCTCTTCACCAGCGTTTTTGATGCGGTTCTTCTGTCGCCTCCTTGCATTATTACCCATTACCTATTCATTCTTTTCAGAATTTACAACCCCGTTCACCCCAACTTATGATACCACCAGTACCAACCGAGTGACTTTCCAGGGGGAAACTTTAATTAATAAAGAACACCTTCTTCTTCAACTGGCCATGGATCTGGATTATATTCGATAACTTTAATCTTTCGCTTGCCCAAAAACAAAATACTTTCTAAAGCTATAGCATCATATCCATGAACAACTTGACTCCCTATTGTTATTTCTCGAAAGCCAGGCTGACGTGGAAGGTCCTCCTCATCTGGAAAAATCATATTAAGTATATCTGCAACAATTAAATCGTCAGAAGTCCATCCACCATTCCAAGTGTAAGTTGCTTCAAGCATTTTGTCATATAAGATTTTTACACTCATATCCGCCTCTACATAATTATAGTATCATGCTCTTTCTTTTCAATTAAA